CAATTACAAAACAGGCAAGCGGCACAGGAAAGATTGATCCTCTTGTCGCTACTCTTTGTGCTGCTGCACTTATGGCTATGAATCCAGAAGCAAGAGGCGGAATAAGCAAGTATGAAACAGAGGGGCTTCTAATATTTTAAGGGGAAGAATGAGCGAATTTCTTGAAATACCAATTGTTGCGCAAAAGTTGTCGGTGTCAGAGTCAACAGTTAAGCGTATGATAAAAGATCCTTCCTGCGATATAGTCGGGGTTAGGATATACAGGGCAGCTATACGAATAACCAGGGATTCTTTTGATAAACACCTAAAAAAAGTATTATCCAAATCATGCCAATAAACACCACATAGGCCAATACAGCCAAACAATACCACAACATATTGTGTAGCCGTCAGTCGTAGGGTATAAGTTAGTTTTAGTTATAAAACTTATATTGGCAATCCTACGATTGATGGAGTAACACTGTGTGAAAAAAGCTATTCAAGACAGTATCTCCCATGTTTCCCTGATTTTATCCAGTTCAACAACTCTGCACAGTTTCGTGAGTTGCTGATATGTTTGGCTTTGTTAAGTCCATATTCGGCAAATCTGACCCAAAGATACTCACTTCTGCTGACCTTGACAGGTTACTTATGTCCGGAGGTCTATCGTCTGGTGCTTATGTCAACGAGACATCAGCCATGGGGATTGCAGCATATTATACCTGCGTTAAAATCCTTTCTGAATCTCTAGCCCAACTACCCCTCGACCTTGGCAAAAAAGACGCATCAGGAATAAAAACAACTGACCGCAACAGCGATCTTTTTAATCTGCTACACTATCAGCCAAACATGATTCACAACTCCTTTGAGTTTCGTGAACTAATGATGGTCATGTGCCTAAACAGGGGCGATGCTGTGGCTATTGTCACCAGACGGGCAAACGGTGAAGCGATAGAAATGCTCCCGGCCATAAACCCAAAAATAACACTTGGCAATGGTTGGAATATAAAATACGAGGTCAAGGTTGGTGATGCTTACGAGGTAATCCCAAGAGAAAACATTTTGCATATTCGCGGTATGTCATTGAATGGCTACAGCGGGATGTCACCTATAGCTTTTCAGCGTGAAACCCTTGGACACTCTATCGCTTTGCAGAAACACGGCTCAACACTCTTTTCAAATGGGGCAAGACCGTCAGGGGTCTTATCCCATCCTAATAAATTATCAAAAGAAGCAACAGAACGGATCAGAGATTCATGGTATTCGGCCCATGGTGGAGAAAACCAGGGTGGAACGGCGGTAATTGAAGAGGGTATTACCTATACGCCTATCAGTTTAACCAATCAAGACTCACAGTATATAGAAGCAAAACAACTTTCAAAAACAGATATTTTCTCAATATTCCGTATTCCTCCCCATATGGCGGCCGACCTGTCTAAATCTAGCTTTAACAACATAGAGCAGCAGTCGCTTGAATTTCTAAAATATGCCTTGTTGCCATGGATTAAACGTTGGGAACACGCATTAAGGCGCGATGTGCTTACCAGGGAACAGAAAAAATCTGGATATTTTGCAGATTTTAACCTTGTGGCGCTTGAAAGGTCAGACATAAAGACCCGTTACGAATCATACATGAAAGGAATACAAAACGGGATAATGTCACCAAACGAAGCCAGGGCACTAGAGGGGTTAAACCCAAGAGAGGGCGGTGACGTATACCTAACCCCTATGAACATGACTACAAACCCAGAAGCGGGGAAAGAACAATGAAAAAGACCATGACCACGCAGTTTCTAATCAAAGAGGTGGACGACACAGGCGTTTTCTCTGGTTACGGGTCTGTTTTTGATAATGTAGACGGTGGAAGAGACATGGTTATCAAGGGTGCTTTTAAAAACACTCTTGAGACGCACGACAAGAATAAAACCATGCCGTTGATGCTCTATAGCCACAATCAGACGAAAGAATCTGGCGAATGGTTGGAAATGTATGAAGACGCTCACGGCCTGTTTTGTAAAGGAAAACTATGGATAGACGGCCCAAACCCTGACCCTGACGCGCTCAAGGCATACAGGGGAATGAAAAAACAAAAAGTCAAGATGGGATTGTCTATCGGCTACATGCTGCCGGAAGGTGGGTCGGAGTTCATAAAGGACGAAGGGTATTGGAAACTGAAAGAGATTGATCTTTACGAAGTTTCTCCAACGCCTATGCCGATGAACCCAAAGGCAACAGTAGAAAGTGTTAAGACAGCAGAATCAATTATTACAGTACGCGATTTCGAGGAGTTTCTGAGGGATTCAGGGTTCACGAAGGAAGCTGCTGTCAATATAGCAAGTAATGGATTCAACCGGAGGGATTCTGGGGGATTCGATAGGATTGCGGCGGAAAAAACAATTACAAATACTGTTAAAATTTTTAGGAGTAAAACCCATGCCAGATAAAATTTTGGAATTATTGGAAGACCAGCAAAAGGCTTTCTCTGAGTTTATGGATGCAAACAATACCAGAGTAAAGGCACTTGAAGAGAAAAAGCACGTTGACCCGCTTCTCGAAACCAAAGTTGATAAAATCAACGACGAACTTTCCCGGCTGGAAGACCTGCTGAAGGATATCGAGAAAGAATCCAAGCGAAAAAACCTGAACAACAACGACCAGGAAGACCAGGCCATTACCGACCACGCAAAAGCCTTTAAAAAGTTTATAGTAAAGGGTGTTGATCTTGGCCTTAAAGACCTGGAAATGAAAGCCCTTAATGTCACTACTGACGCTGATGGTGGGTTTGCTGTTCCAGAGCAGCTTGATCGTAACATCCTCCAAATCATGAAGGATGAGTCACCAATGCGTCAGGTCTGTACCGTTCAGCCTATCGGCGGTGTTGATTACAAAAAGCTGGTTGACATTGGTGGCGCAGCGTCTGGTTGGGTTGATGAAGACGACGGCAGGACGCTAACAGCATCGCCACAGCTTGCACAGTTGACCCCTTTCATGGGTGAAATATATGCAAATCCTGCAGCTACCCAAACCATGCTTGACGATGCGTTTTTTAATGCCGAGAGTTGGCTTGCTGGTTCTGTAGCTGAAAAATTTGCAGAGGCAGAGGGAACATCATTTATTTCTGGTAATGGCACAAAGCAACCAAAGGGTATTCTTGAGTATACCTCAGCAACGACCGCTGATGCTTCAAGGACATTTGGTCAACTTCAACATAAAGTTGCCGCATCCGCTACCGCGATCACCTCTGACGAGTTAATCGACATTGTATACCTTCTCCGTCGGAAGTATCGCAACGGGGCTAGCTTTATGATGAACGGTGCAACAGTTGCAGCAGTTCGTAAAATGAAAGACGGCAATGGTAACTACCTATGGCAACCAAGTGTACAAGCTGGACAACCGGCGACTGTTCATGGGTACAACCTGGTAGAAAATGAAGATATGCCGGATATAGAGACAAATGAAGTCGCAGTTATGTTCGGTAACTTCAAAAAAGGATATTTGATTCTTGACCGTATGGGAATCAGAACCTTGCGAGATCCTTACACCAATAAGCCATATGTTCAATTTTACAGCACGAAACGAGTTGGTGGAATGTTGCTTGACTCACTTGCCATAAAGCTCTTGAAACAAGCATAATGAAAGTCATTATATCTAGCGGTTTTAGGTATATGGGGAAATATTATCCTGAATCTGCGAGGATTCAGGATATTCCCAAAGAGGTTGCCGCAGTCGGTATCAGGTACGGGTGGGCAACCGAGCCTAAAGCGGTCAAAAACAAGATACTGAAAGTCAAAGAGGTAAAGTAAATGGCCGATGCAACACGAACGACAAAAATATACAAAGCGAACAACGGTGACGACCTTGTTGTTGCCTCTGGTGGTAAAATCACGGCAGATGGTTCCCAAGCAGCAAACATTGCTGATATCGGAGATTTAGCAACTGGGGCACAGATTGCAACTGCCGTAAATGCGATACTTGCCGCACTTGAGGGCGTAGGAATAACGGCTGCATCTTAATGAAAACTGCCATTGTAGCTCCACCAAGTGCAACACCAGTATCTCTTTCTGAAATGAAAGCGCAACTGCGTTATACAGGCACCAGCGAGGATACGTACATTACTGCTCTGTTAACCAAGGCAACGTTGCACTTAGAGGAAGTTTGCAGCCGTAAATTCTACACGCAGACGTGGAAACTGATTCTTGATACATGGCTGGAAGAGATCA